TCTTTTCGCTGATCACACTGAGGGGATTGAAACCTGCGTTAATCATCTGCAGGAGGTCTTGACCCATAAGTTTGCCCGTTGCGCTCATCTGCGAGAAGGCGAGAGTGAGCGATTGAAACTTCTGTGCATCGCCCATGGAAATGTCGCCAATGGCTTGCAGCATCGGCATGACGTTCTCCACATCGATGTTAAACGCGAGCATGGTCTGCGCACCGGACGCGAGGTCTTTGAGCATCATAGGCGTTTGCACGGCAAACTCGCGTATGCTCTTAAACAACTCGTCGCCCTTGGTTTTCCCGGCAAGCGTTTCAAATGAGATTTGGAGACTCTGTATTTCGCCGCGTAGGCTGACCACCTGCGAGGCAAAAGCTTTGAGCTGGCTCACGGCAAACACGCCACCAATTGTCTTACCTATTTTGCTGAATGCAGCATCGATGTTGTTGCCCTCCGTCTGCGCGGTTTTTCCGATGCTGTGCAAAATATTCTTCGACTCAGTGGCGTGTACCCTGAGTTGACCATTGTCCAATTCAATAATGAAGACTGATTTTCCGTTGTCGTTATCCATGCTAATCTATAGAGTCAAGAAATTCTCTTACTTTTTGTTTGTTGGCGGGGTCATCGGCGTTGATGGTGTCCTTGTCCCTCTCCTTGTCGCTCTTGCTGTGATAGGTGGGGAGGCTGGCACCATAGAGCACCATGTTGGCGTAGCTCATGTCGTAGAGCACATAGTCAATCGGTAGCCCAAGAGCCTTGACCGTGCCGGATATTACTGCCCAGACGCTGTCGGTTCGGTCTCCACTTTCGTCGGTCGCGTCAGATTTATCTCTGTCAGGAAAGTGGTAAGCCCGAAAAAATCGCTAATCTGCATTTTGCTGAGTATTTGTCCCACGAGGCTGTTCAGCTCTCGGGGAGTGAGGTCTTCGAGCAGTTGTTTCGCCAATTGATCGCGGCGGAGCAATGCGGTGCGCACCTTCCGTTTGGTCTTGATTAAGCCGAAGAAGCGGCGCTTGACAATGACCTCTTCCTCGGTGACTTCATGCAGCGCCTGCTTTGCTCCGAGCACCAACACGGCAGCCAGTTCGCCAAGCGCGGCGCAGTCCTTTGCGCATGAGAGCGTATCTTCCAGCACTCGGTCGTTGCTGAGTTGGAGATGGGGGAGGTGTGACACTGCCGATGATGCGAGAATGAGTGTGGCGATGCTTGGCGGTGCAATTGTGAAGTTATGCTCGCCGATGGTGATGACCTCAGTTTGCTGCAGCACTGTTTCAGCCACTTTTTGTTCGATGGGTTTATTGCCTTCCATGTTTCGGGAGTTGGTGATGTGGGGTATGAATGGGGGCGAGAGTGGGATTCGAACCCACGCTTCCGACATGGTTGGTCGGCGAACTGCCTGCCGCTCTCTCTCGTCCGGGGGTGGTTGGTTAGGAGGTAGGATGTGCCTATTTCGATTCCGTAGTGCCGGTGGACTTGTAGTAGGGCTTCACGGTCTTGCCGGTCTTAGGCTTGAGGGGACGGATCACGTAGTGAAGCAGGATGCCGTCAGCCGACGTGTAGCTGTCCTCCAGGCGGATGGTGCTGCGGTCGATTTGGGCGCCTTCACATTCATCATCCTCAGGGATGACGCGGAATGCGTGTTCACCGGCAATCACGCCGTCGTTGTCCTCAAACGGGCGAGCTTTGCCCTTCTTGACGAAGAGGTCGAACTCCATTTGATAGGTGTTTTTGGCGTTGCGAACGTCAACAATGTCGCCACCCTCTTCCTGAGCGGTGGTTTCGGTGCCTGCAGTAGGCGTGATTTTGGTGGTGTCCTGTTTCGGCGTGTCGATATCAGTCCACTCACCGGAGGGAGCGCCGTCGGAGGAGGTGGCGTGCTGGATGGTGGGTTTACCCCACGATAAAAGTGCCATAGTAGTAGGTTGAATTTTAGATGAATAATTACTTTACTGTTTTGTCGTAGTAGGCTGAACGATAATTGTTTCATCGTTCTCCGTTACGATAACATTCTCTTCACGCGCAACGGTGACGAAACCGTCTTGCGCAGTGTTAATCGGGGCGTAGTCTCCACCGAAGTAGCGATAACGGAGCTTCACCACCACAAAGTGCTGATTCGTCTCCGCTTCCTCATCGGTGTAGATGGTTTGGTTTAGCGCAAATCGGTAACACGACAAATCGGCAGACAGGCTATATACCCATTCTTGGGCAAGTCGCTCCAACTCTTCGGTGCGCTGCCCGTCTTCCACTAACGTGCCGTTGCCGTAGGGGTCAATGTCGGGCACATAGATATTGATGGTGACAATGCCGGTTTGAACCTCGTCGGCGAGTCCGGTGGTGAACGCCACAATGATGTCCTCCTTCCGGCTGTCGCGTGGACGGTAGCCCATGCGGTAGACTTCGCCCGACACGTTATTGTAGAGCGCGCTGTCCTTGACCAATCGGTAGATGTCGCCTTGTATCTGCTTACCTGTCTTTGCCATTTGTCAGTGTCACTTAATTAAACCTAAACTTTTGAATAACTTCGTAGTCAATTGCTCTGCAAGGATTTCGGCGCTGTCGAGAACGTCGTAACCTTTAGCGGAGACATAGGCGGCATAGTGCTCGCCGGCCACCACAATCAGAGAAATTTTGCCTTTGAGTTCTGCAGCCTTGCGTGTGGCAAAGTCGCGTCCGTCGCTTGAACCTTGTGAACCGGAGCCAACGGTGGCGAAGTCGCTGACGTTGACCGGCGCTCCATCCACCGCCACCACATAGCCGATAGAGCTGCGGAGGTTTGCCGACCAGTCGATGTAGTTCGGCTGGTGTGGCGCCACTCTTTTCAGCCCTACAGGCTTGAGCGATGGCAGACTGCGCGCATGGTTCACCACCTTTTCGCCAACATAGCAGAGGTTGCGAACAACGGCAGCAATGATGCGCTGCTGATATTCCTCAACCCAGCGGTCGATGTTGGAGTTTGGTGTGGTCTGCTTGATGGGCATGGCTAAACGAGGATTTTAATCTCACACACGGCGGTCAAAGGTTCGATGGAGATGACGGAGAATGTGCCGAGTTCCTTGCCGTTGCAGTCCGCGAGCTTCAGCTGCTCGGAGTCGGGTAGGGCTTGCTCGTCAACCAGCACAGTGTAACTTGCCGATGTGAAGTGCTCGCCGTTGACCCGCCCGAGGTTGCTGTAGCTGTTGGGGGTGTATTGGCACGGTATCGGGGCACTCCAGCTCACTCCCGACGGCTTGACCGGATAGCCCGTTGCAGGGTCTATTGCCACGGTCACCGTCTTAGCCTTGAACTGAATGGTGCCATTCTCTATAATCATAGCCTTGAACCTTTATAGCCATATTTCACACTTGCTGCGGTGGCTGTCGGCTCGAGCGCGTCATAGATGGCATTAGCCTCGGCTCGCAGTTGCTTGCGCTGCTCGTCGGTGAAGGAGAACGATTGTCCGCCTTGACTTACGTCGGGAGCAAGCGAGAGCCAAATCAGGAGGTCGGCCTTCGCCAGTCTGTAATCAGAGCTGAACAGGGTGTCCTGCGTGGCTTCGGCTGTGAGCGTGAGGCCGCGCCTGTCAGCCACTTCGCAGAGGGTGCGCAGTGGGATGGGGTAGGCGTTTATGCCCTTGAGTGCGTCGAGTGTAGTTGCCATAGCTGCGTAGAGTCAAAGGAGAGGTTAAGACCAGGCTTTGGCGTCGGTCTTGACGTAGAGGTTGCGATATGCTGTGTCGAACACGGGAACTGCATCGGCTTGACCGATGGTGACCTCGCTCTGAGGCTCGGCGGTGCCATACTTCTTGACGATGGTGTGGCTACGCTCGGCGCGGAGGATGCAGCTGTTGTTCTCCTGCAGAATGTCGTACTGCGTGGTGCCCAGTCGGTCGGTCTCCGAGAGGATGAGGCGGCTGTCGGCAAAGGGATTGCGGCTGGTCTGAGTGCCGTCGGCAAACTCACGTGTGATGGTTTGGTCGATGACCACGAGTTGCAGACCGTTGAGCCATGCCTGCTTTTTGAGGGCGGCATTGACGGCGGTGAGGTCGGGGGTCTGAGCCATACCCACAGCGTTCTGGATGTAGCTTGCGCTGGCCTTGATGATTTGGTCGGCGGTGCAGATCTTGTAGAGTTCGTCGAGGTTGACAAACGCAAACTTGGGGTTGAGGTTGTTGTCCTTGGCAAACTTCACCAGTGTGGCGAGGTCGCCGATGATGTCGGCGCTCGAAGAATTGCTCCAGTCCGTGGCTGTTGCGCGCTTGAACTCCTCGTCCACGGCGTAGTCAAGGTCAAACTCGTTGGCGTAGGTGGCGTTGGTTGTGGTGGTGAATGCCAGGCGACCGGCATTTGAAGCCAGCGCCCATGCAATGTATTCCAGCTCACTCTGCACACCGTTGAAGCAGAAGTCGATGTCTTCGCCCCAATATTGCACGAGTTTGGTGGCATCTTCGTCCTGCGCATAGGCGAGGGCGGTTTGATAGTCCTTGATTTCGCTGCGGGTCATTTCACGGCTGATCGAGATGAAGGGGATGTCACCCTTTGCGCTCTCGAACACGGGGCGGCGTTTGCGCAGGATTGTGCCGTTGTCGGTGTGAAGGTCAGCGGCTACGTTCTTTTTGGCAAGTTGGTTTTGGAGAGTTTTCCAAATGAAGCCGTTCACCTTCTTAACCGGGAAGTGCTTGCCAAAGAGGAAGGGAGTGGCGTCGGCAGTGTTGAGGCGCGATTGCACCATTTGCTGCGACAGCCCTTGGATGAGGGTATTGGTTATTGTTGGCATTGCGGTTCAAAGTTTAATAGTTGATGATTCCGGGGAGTGCGCTCGCGATGAACTCGGGCAGTTCGTGGCCCTTGGTCACGCCGTGGAGCCATGCGTCTACGTCGAGGTTGCCGTTGCGGTCGAAGTGCTTGCCCGTGCCTGCAAGAGCCTTGGGGGTGTACTTCAGCGCGGAGGCAGCGCCGGCTGCTTTGGCTTCGACCACGAAACCGCCGAGAGCAATGGCTACGCCCAGCGTTTTGCTCAGCTTGATGGTGTCGGTGGTCTTAGAGGTCTCTTCGATGGCGGTGATGTCGTAGGCGGCTGAGCCGGGTTTGTTGGTCACGATGTCGCCCACCTTGAGGTTATGTCCCTTTTTGACGACGAGGGCGGTTGCATCAGCAGCAGCTTCGGCAGCAAGAACTGCCACCTTCACCACGTGGCTGATACCGTCGATGGGTGCGCTCAGCACGGCACCCTCACGGAGGTAATCGCCACCAAGTTCGGAGGTTGCCACCGAAACGCCACCGGGGATGTCAGAGAGTTTGTGCATGAAGACGCGAGGTGTTCTGTCGTCGCGTCTGCGTTGTACTGTCATTGCCATGATTAGTGGATGGGGTTATGGGGTTGAACAATTAAAACGGTTGCCCATCTTTGGCAGCGGAGCCTTCGCGATGAGCAATGGCTTCTTCCTGCTCCTTGGTGAGTTGTCCGTTTTGCGAATTGCCGCCGGCATTGGCTGCTGACGGCTTGCCGAAAACGCCCCCTCGTGCAGCGGTGTCGTTAGCAATGCCTTCTACCTCGGTGGTGACTTCCGACACGAGAGTGGAGAACTCTTCGTCGGAGTATTTGTCGACGGGTAGACGGTCGTAAGCCTTGCGCATAGGCTCCGGAAGCTTTGCGATGACTGCGCCGAGTTGTTGCTTGCGGCTGGTGGTTGTGCGGTCGGTCTCCAGTTTGGCGAGGCGGTCGGTCAGAGCTTTGTTCTGATCGAGCAGCGCCTTTGCCCATGCCGGGGTGTCGTCCGCGCCCCCTGCGGCTGTTGTCGGGTTGGTTGCGGCAGCTGCTCTTGCGGCATCTGCGCCCCCTGCGGTGGGGTTATCGATTTTCAGCCCGTCACGAAGCCCGTGTTTAGACTCGTAGTTGTGGACAGCAGTGCTGGAGGCTTCCGTTGCACGGCTGTCTCCGTAGCTTTCGATAACTTGCTGAATGGTCACTCCCTCTACTGCGGTCTTGACCTGTTCTGCGGTTGTTGCAGTCTTGCTGAGCTTGTCTGCAATCCTGCTGAGGATACTTTCACTTACTCCCGGAAACTTGGTCTTAAGTGCTTCAAGTATTTCTTTTCTCATTGTGGTTAAGGTTTGATACTGTTTTGTTTATAATCACAAAGATAAGTAATTTTCCCGAAATAGATTATCTCATAATCGCAAATTTTTCAAATATTTTTTGCACCGAGAATTGCCAATGTACCCATAAATGTTAATTCGGGTACATAAAATGTTAATATGGGCACGGGAAACAGCAATTTGTGAACAGAACCGCGCCTTCGAGTTCAGATTCCATAGAAAATGAACAGCAAAACGGCAACAATGCCGAGCAAAATATTCCTAAAAATATTCCTGCCACTGATGTTGCCAAATTTTAAATATTTTTTGCACCGAAATTTGTTGTAACTTTGTCGAAGCAACGAAACAAGGAAATGAGCCGTTATGGAAGATAATTGCCAAACTCGCAATAAACCTATGAGCACTGTAAACTGGCCACGTATCGCCGCCATGTTTTCAGCGCTGAACCTGTTGCTGCAAATCGCCCTATTGATTAAGTTATTGTAAACTAACCATTCTGCCCATGTTCAAGGATACTTACAGATACAGCAGCGTTGAGGTCGCGTTCTACATCGTGGCTTGGGCAAATGCGCACAAGGTCACCATCAACCTCACTAAGACGCAAAAGCTTCTCTATATTGCCTATGGCGCCAACCTTGTGCTGAGCGAAGATCGCCTATGTGATGAGCACGCACAAGCATGGCCTTATGGGCCTGTATTTCCTCGGACTCGCAAGAGGCTCTTGAACATCGACGTGCTTAGCGTGACAATGGAGCACAGCGAGTTGGCAAACGTCAAAAATGATGCGTACCTCGCCGATTTGATTGAGTTTGTGTTCAAAGGGTTTGGCGAATACACCGCCGGACAGTTGGTTCAGTGGTCTCATCAGCCGGAGTCGGCATGGGATAGAGCGACCCATCAGCCGGGGTTCAAATGGGGCGATGAGATTCCTGATGCCTACATAGCCGAGTATTTCTCACGATTAATCCATACCGGGGAGCAATGAGCGGGTCAATTCATTCATCAGGTTGGAACCGGAGCAAGATGGATAAGGACTCGTCCACTTCGGGGTTCAATGACGTAGATCTCGATTCGCTTAGCGAACAGGCGCGTGAGCGGTATCATCAGGATACGAAGCAGCGCAAGTTTCTTGCATATTGGGTTGTGTGGGCGACATCTATATGGCTGGGGGTTGTGTTGGTTATCGTGGTCTTGCAGGGGTGTAACGTCCTATATCTTGCCACCTCGGTGATGACTGCGTTACTTGTTACTACAACATTCAACGTGCTTGGTCTCGCCTACATCGTACTGGAGGGACTATTTGGGCACTCTAAACACGCGAAACATTAAATTCTAAGCATATATGACAAGGAAAGAGCAGTTAGCAGCAGCCAACGCCATGGCGAAAGCCTCTATTTATGATGGGGCAAAGTATATTGGCGAATGGAACGGTTACGCCGTCTACGACCCGGTGTTTAACGATGATGAGCCGCATTTCATCGG